CTAGACAGAACCTCCGTCATTCAAGAATTCCCCCAAACGCGCCGCATACTCTGTAGCCTTATTGTAGTCTACGGCCTTAAATCCCGCCACCTCTTCTACCGCCTGGGGAAACCTCTTTTCCACATCCTGCGCCATCATCCCGATATGCCATACCGGATTATCCAGATACCGATATTTATAAATCTTTTGGCCATCATATAGCTCGCCAACTTCGGAAGTTTCCTCTTTGAGCCGCTTGTCGGAGAACATCATTGCGGCCGAGCCGATGCTGCCCAGCGTACCGAGGATGCCGCTACCGCCCCCGCCGCCGCCAGTTGGATCGCCGCCGCCGCCACCGCCGAAGCTGCCCCAATTCATGCCAGTCAGGCCCTTCGCAATGTTCGTGCCAAGTCCCCACAGATTCGCGAGCCCCTGGTTCTTCGCCAGCGCCGCATTCGCCTGCGCGTTCGCGGACGAGGTGTCGGCGCCGTAGGCGGCCTTACCCTGTTCCGTGAACGATTGATTGAGACCGGAGCCGAGGCCAGTAAGAACATTGGCGCCTCCGCCCGCCGCGTTCAAACCGTAGTTAAGGAACGGCAGCAAATTCTGGATGTATTGATTCCATCCCTGCGATGCCGTCTGCTGGCCAAGGTTCTGCAGATCGACATTCGTCTTTCCCGATGCCAGTTGGCCCGTCGCTGCCTCATTGCGCAGCACGTTTTGCGAACCGATGTCGAGCTGCGATTGGATCGCGGGATTGTTCCAGAATGCTTGCGTCGCAGCGGCATTACCTTGCGGGCCATTGAGGCCCAGAGCGTTGCCGAGCGCGTCGGTTCCCACCTTTCCGGTCTGCTGCGCCTGGATGAACGGCTGGAGCGCCGTCGTGTAGTTAGTCTGCAGCGCACCGCGACCCGCCGCGAATTGGTTCGACAGGTCGCCGTAGGCGCGCTCCGCACCCTGACTTTGGATGTTCGCCGCATCCTGCGCGTTCTTGTTGGTGAACATGTCGAAGATGCCCATCTCACGTCACCCTGATTTGAACGGCGGAACCATTCCGGTAGAGCCCATTGAGCGGCACGCCGGCCGCAGCCGCCGCCGCATCGTTTGCCGCATTGACCAACGTCCCGAGCAGGCCAGCGCGCATGATCCGATCCATCGCGACGACCCAATCACGGAACGGATCGGTCGGCTTGCCGGTGCGCGGCTCGAACCACGCGAGCGCGGGCGGCGGCAGTGGCGGCAGCGATGTGGTTGCGGTCTGGGCCACTCAAAAATCCTTCGGATCGGTCGATTGCGTCGCGCCCATGAACCCGCGATAGATCGGGTCCGAGATGTCGACCCTCCAGCGCCGCGCCTGTGGCCCCGACATGCCGGTCTGCTTGACCGCGACACTGGTCCGCAGCGATTGCGCGATCTCGCCCAGCCCGCGCACACGCGGATTGCTGTACGAGATGCCGTTGTCGTCGGACCACGAGATCGCGGTCGTCGGCGCCTTGACGTTATCAGGCGTCGTCAAGTCGGTGATAACGCCGCCCGATACGTAGGCGTGGACAAAGGCCGATCCGACCAATTCAACGTGTTGCCCGTCAATAACCGTGATTTGCCACGTCCGATTCGCTTCGGTCGTTCCGGTGACACTTGCGACCGTCGCGTTGTCGCCGGTGACGAGGCGCGTGGTGCTGAGTACCTTGAGCCTGATCTGATTGCCGTTGCCGCTCGCCGCGCCGAGGATATTCATCGCGACCGCACGCGCCGGCAATCCGGTGCCGGTGACGAAGTTGAAATCCGACCGCGGCACCCGCAACCGATTGGGGAAGTCCGACACCGGCCCCGACTCCATCCGCATTCGCAGGACCGCACCATTCTCGTCGTTCATCGTGTCGTCGACGAAGTGAAGATACTGGCTCATCGTGTCGCCGATCAGCCACTTGCCGAACGCCGGGTGCCCGCCCGAGCCGCGCCAGCGCTTGAAGTTGCTGCTGGTGTCGAGCGACGATCGCTCGTGCCACTTCGATGTCGACAGGTTGAACTCCCAGGTCCAGTCGGGACATGACAGGCCCCAGAACTTCTTGCCCTGGACGATGTAGCAATAGGCTTCCAGCGTGTTGCCGGTGCGGCTCTGTGCCTCGATCAGCCGGTCGAGATCGGGCGGCGAAACCTTGTCGTAGGCGATCGAGTTTGACGGCATCCGGTAGACACCGAAGTCCTGCGCAACCCACAACAGATCGGCGAACCCATCCTCGAACCCTGCGATGGCGTTCGCCTGCAGCAGCCCGACATTGAGCACCTGCAGCCGTGTGTACGGATAGGCCGGAAACGGCTGCGCGGTGTCCTGATAGATTTCGATCGAGGCCGTTGTGAAGGCGAGCACGAGATCCGCATAGGCGATCGGGCGAAGCAGCGCGCCGGATTCGACCGCGCTGCATGTGGTGAAGGTATTGGCGTTCTGCGTGAGAGCGTTGATGCCGGAGGCAAACAGGCGGTTGTCGCCGATCGAGAAGTGAAAGTAGCTGTGGTGGTAGCAAACCCCATTCGGCTGCGGCAGGTTGCCGCCGCCGTTGTACGCGGTTGGAACGCCGCCGCCGGATAGCACGAAAGCGCCGTTATCGATGTCGACCGCGACTACATCAACCGTCGCGCGCTGATTACGCGCGATCGAGACTTTTTTGGAGCCCGGAAAGTTGCCGAGCGAGGCGACCACACCGTTTGCGTCGACGGTCGACGCATTGTTGAGATAGCATTCGTACGACAGATTGTTGACGATCAGCCCGCCGCGATATCCGGTCTGCCCGACCAGAGCGAACGGCGTGAACCCCGGACACCCGCGCCACACGACCTGCGGCGGGCTGCCGGAACCCCCGCCGGTGCCGGCCTGCGCCTGCCCGAGCGGCTCGGCGTAGCAGTTGATCAGCCGGCCCGACGACTCCTGCGGGGTTGCGCCCGGCGCCGACGAGAGCGGCCAGGCGATGCTGATCGGCTTCGTCGTCGGCATCAGCGACCCCCTAGAATATCGCTGAGCGTCACCGTTTGCTGCTTGCTATCATCAAACAGGATGCGACCCGATGGCGATGCCAAACGATTCTTGTCGATCCACTGCGGCGCCGTCGGCGGCGCCCATTGGCTATCGGCGGAAAACGTCTCGTGTGAAGGCGTTTTCCAGAAATCCGGGTAATGCAGTCGATTGTCGTTCGGGTCTACTGCCGATGTTGCGCGCGGATCTCCAGCCTGAAACTTCTGCCAAAAGCCGCGCATGTCGTAATCACTCGACGGCGCATCGGGATTGAACGGAACGTGATTGGCAGCGATCCACGCACGAAACGCCGGCTCCTCTCCGCCGAGATTTGTGTTGTACATTCCAGGCGCCGGACCAACGAACTGAGGTGACAACGGATTCCCCGCCTGCGCTGGCTGCACAAACGGCAAGAGAGGAGAAACGTAGTCCATCAGAACGACGTCGTTCGTAGCGTCTCGTAAGTCGGACGCCCGCGGTTCATCTGGCGCAGCATCATCGCGCCCGCGCCGGTTCCGGGCGGCGATCCCAACCCTTGCGAGTTGAGCATGGCGCGATCCTCCGGCGTCGATCCGAACTTCGACGAACACTGATCCGCCATCACATCGGCGAGCGGTGAGAACAGCTCACCCGGAATCTGGTCGGGGTCGCCGATGTAGCAGATGTCGAGAGCGGCCAGCAGACGGATGACCGGATCGACCTTCTCGGTGACGTAGGCGACGTCTTCCGGATCGGACGCATTGCCGGCCGCGAAGACGCCCAGGTTCTTGAGCGTCTCGTTGACCAGATCGGTTTGCGTGCGGTAGGCGCCGGCCATGGTGCGTTACGCCGCCTGCCCGACGCCTGCGATCTGCAGGATCAGCCCATCCAGTTCGCGGTTGCGGAGCAACTCGTCGCGCTTCTTGCGCGGCTCGTCCTCGCGGCGCAGCATCTCGTCCACCATCGGCTGGAAAAGGTGGCTCATGTAGGAGTAGTCGTCGAAGCCGACTTCCAGCTTGTTGCGCATGCGGGCCTCGTTCGCCCATCGTTCGCACAGATCGTCGAGTGTGCCGTTCGGGTCGAGCCAGATCGCCTTGGCCCAATTCACCGCCCAACCGCGATAAGCCTCCGCGGTCCTCGGCTCGACGACCGTTTCCTTGTAGGCGTGCTGCGCCGGATCGAACGGGCCTACGTGGAAGAACTTGTTGGTCTTCGCCTTCTCGATCAGCTCGGCCTTGCGCACGTCATGCGGGACATGCGCCTTGAATTTGTAGCCCATCCAAACGACCTCGTTCGGATCGCCGGGGCCTGGCGTATAGGTGACCTGCTCGGCGGAGAGATTCATCGCCGGGGAATCGTTCTTGTCTTTCGAGACGAGGGTCGGCTCACGGGCCATGGATCACTCACCTTCTTGAGTTGAACCGTTGACACAAAATCCCGGCGGCCGTAGTCGCCGGGTCGTGCGCGATGAACGTGCCCTCACATATCGTTGTTCGGGACGAACTCGATGATGCAGGTCGCCGCGCCAGCGGTCGCCGCGGTGCCGGTCTGCTGGTAGCGCGCATAAAGATCAACGTCGGCGCCGCTGGTCACCGACACGCCGAGCGATCCGGCCTGGGTGATCTGCTGGTAGGTCGCCGACGACTCATCGATCGACTTGGTGGAGATCGCTGCCGAGATGATCTCGACCGGCGTGGTTGCCGACGTGCCGACCATCAGCACGTTGGTGGTGCCGGCGTTAAACGCCGTGGTGACGTGGCAGGCCACGTTGGAGATGAACGTGTTCTGCAGCAGCCTGCCAAACTTCTGCGCCGTCGATATCCGAGGATCATTCCAGTTGACGGTGAAGCGATAGTAGTTGGTCTGCTGCGTGGTATTGACCCGCGCAACCGTGTTGCGGTTCTGGTCGACGTCGAGCGCGAGCGCGCTCCACGCCGTGACGGCGGCAACGGCAAGCGCCGCGCCGATCTTGAGGATGTTGCGGAACATGGGGTTGGCCTCCTGGGCCGATGATAGAGTTGAGGTTGAGCGGTGCGCCGAGGTGACGCACCGCTTCGATCAGCCGATCAGGATCAGGCGTCTGCCACAGCGGCAAAAAATCCCGTAAAAATGCCCCATTCACGAAGATTTCCCGCGGGGTTCTTCTTAGCGATCTTGCCCACGCCATACGCCATTTTGATGCCGGCGCCGCGGAGGAACTGGTAGTCGTCCTCCTTGAGGAACGTCGGGGTCGGCATCTTGCCCCAGCAGAAGCCCTGCGCGGACTGCCCGCACAGGAAGGCCGGCGCGACTTGCGTCGTAGCCGAGGCGCCTGCGGTTGCGTAGAACGTCGGCAGCCGGGTCGAGAGTTCGGGGATTTCCCGGATGATCACGCCGTTGACGAGCAGATCGCCGTCGACGAAGATCGGGTTCTTCAAGAACCCGTTGCCCTCGCGAGCGCGCGAGTTCTGGTTGTTGAGAAGAATGGTCGCGTCGTTGCCGGCGTCGCGGAACTGCTCCTGGCCGACGAACAGCACGAACCACTCGGTGCCGTTCTCCTTGACCTTGAACGGCCGGATGCGCGGGTTCGACTTCTTCGCCGACCGCTTCATCCGCATGACCAGCGCATAGGACAGCGTCATGCCGGTCGTGATGTTGGTCATCGACGAGGCAAAGTTGCCGGCGACCAGGTTGGCGTTCGACGAGCCGATCAGCACGCGGTCGGCGTTGTCGGTGATCCACGTGTTGCGTTGCGCGGCGGTCGCGGCGTCGAACAGGATGCCGTTGACGCGCTGGCCGGCGGCAGAGCCGAGGCCCGCGGGCGCCGACTCGGAGGGGAGCGCATAGAACGCGTCGCAGATTTCGTCGCGCTGCTTCTCCTGGCCCCAGTCGGTCAACTGCGGCTTGGCTTCCGCGAACAGATCGACTGACGACTTCTGCTCTTCCGCGTTGTCGATCACGACCGCATTGCGCGACCAGTCGATCCACATGCGGAAGCCGTAGTTGTCCTGGCTCTCCTCGTTGCCGCGCAGCGTGCCCTTGCCGACGCCGGCCGCATTGAGGCGGGCGAGCAGCGGGATGTTGATCTGCTCGCCGCCGTTCTTGCCGCCCTTGTCGAGGTCGGTGATGACGCGGATGATCGAGCCCATCCCCGGACCCATGTACGGCGAGAACAGGTTCTCGCGGACATATTCCCGGTAGATTTCGGTACGGAATTTGACGAGTTTATTATTGGCTTGGGTGGTGGTGACGGCCATGGCCGTTGTCCTTTCGGATTTCGGCCGACAGCGATCTTAGCGGCAAGAAACTTACGCGGCGGCCCAAGGGCCGGCGTGTTTCACATCGGATTGAATCAGCGATCGGCCCATGCGGCTGCAGCGATTGCCGAATCGTTGTCGTCGTACTGGACGGCAGTGGCGTCGCGGCGGTTTCCGCCGGCAGCGCCGTTCAACGATTTCGGCAGGCGAACGGTCGTGTTGGGTTTGCCATCGTCGCCCCGAGACGCTTCCGCGCGCAGATCGGCCAGGAGGGCCTTGCGGAATTCGGGGTCT